ATATCTCGAACCATTTTGTCATTCAATGCATCAGTAATTTCTTTCTCCGTAGAAAGCATACCTAAAGAGTCTAACACAAACATACAAGGTTTGCGATTTTCTTCATCTGTCTTAAGGTATATATCTACTGCCTTAAGTGCCTTACCACGAAACTCTTCAACTGTTACAACATTTACAACAACAAGTCTGTTTTGATCAATTCCACGAGATGCAAGTAATCCCTTGGTGATTGCAGCTTCAGTATCAAAATAGAGGCAATACCCATCAGGGTTAGTGTCCAGAAAGTTCTTGACAATAGCAAGGGAAAAATAAGTCTTTCCAGTAGAGGTTTCACCAGCGATGGCAGTGATCTTATTACAAGAAACACCACCATAAATGGAACCGCTAACAACCGCATTGAAGATATGACTTCCTGTATCAATGAATCTTTCTGTTTCATCTATGTCTGCTGCGATTTGGGTGTACTCATCACCAATCTCTTTTACTATCTCTTTTAAAAAATCCATTATGTGAAAAATAATTCAAGGTTTACGGTTTTCTCGACATTCCAACCTATTGCATCCAATATTGTTTTCAGTGGTTCTACAAAACTCTTTTCAAATTGTAGATCATAATCTATGTATTTGTCAAGTCCGAGTTCATGTGGAAAGTCTTGTATAAATGACAAAACATTCTCCTGTATTAGATTTGGTTTCTTTAGATAGAGAAATTTAACTTTCTCTCCATTACCAATAAGTGAATATTTATTGTTTAACTTTTTTTGTTTTATATAATGATTGAACAGCAATGATCCTCTTATATGAATTGGGGTTCCCTTTGCGTATATGGTTGAGGATGCCTTATACTTTTGAACATTTGATGCTGTTCTTGGAAAAGCAATGTCCTCTGGAGGAAGATTTCTAAATCTCTTTCTCGACTCATCAATAAAATCAATTACATCCTCCTCTGTACCACTCATCATAAGTTTGAGTGCATCTTTAATCATTGTGCGACAAGGAGCAGGAGTTGATGATTTGACTGCTTCAATACCCATCATCTTCAGTTTAGGTTCTTCATATCGAACACCTTCACTATCCCATACATTTAAAATATATCTTTTCTTTGCTGTCCAGATACCACGTTCAGCGATATTCTCTCTCTTCATAAACATCTTCTGATCATAAGCATTTACGTATTTCGCCAACGTTTCATAAGAACTCTCAATATACTTTTCAAATTCCATCTCACAGATCTTATTAAGGAACCCAACAACGCTCTCAGCAGTTTTTTCTCTGCCTTCGTATATCCGATTGACAAGATCACCCAAGTTGAGATAGATACTGTCAGTATCACTAGCAATAACATAATCAACATCCTCCGTTTTTAGTATTTTATTTAAGTATGAGTTCATACGATTTTCAATCCATCGAATCGAAACCTGACCCGATAGTGTAATCGCTTCTGCGTTTGCTAATTTGTAGTAACGAAAGTACTGATTACCGATAGCACCATAAGCACTATTAAGAGAGATTTTTTTCGCCATTTGTATATTATTACAGCGGGCAATTTCTTTCTCAAGATTTTTTGTTGGTGTCTTCTCATAATTCTTTTTAGCATTGATCATTCTCTCCTTAAAAATAACTCTTTCGTTATACATTTTCTCCATCAGTTCTGGTAGGAACCCTTTAATATCTTTACGATACATCGCACCATTCGCACATACTGCGTAATCTTTGAACATTTCAAACGTTACTTGCTCAGACAAAATTTTATCAACATTAACTGATGGATGTCTTTGATCAATTAGTGTTTCTGGAGAAATATTATATTGCATAATCAAATGAGGATATAGACTGTTCAAGTCAAAAGAAACAACCCAATCATATTTACCAGGTATTGGTTCTTTTACATACGCACCAGCATACTTATCCGATTTATTTGTACGATTTTTAGGTGGTATAACAATATTTCTTTTCTTTAGATAATTATAGATAATCGTATCCCACATACGAACTTGATAGAAAACATCTTCATAGTTAACCTTTGCATCGTATGCCATCGTCAAGGCAAGTTCAATAAGTTTCATCTTGTCTTCCAATCGGTCAACAAGTTCCACGTCAATGATGTTGTATTCTACAAACTTCTGCCAACCATTTGTATAGAAGTCTTTGAATGTATCAAACTCAGAGTGGTCAAGTTTCTTCTGTCCAAGTTCTACAGTTGCAATATAATCCAAACGATATGATTCTTGTGCCTTATAAGTAAACTTCTTATAAAGATTAAGATAATCAAGTTGAGTTACACCACCAATATCATATGCAATATTTCTACGACCCGCAATATAAATCTCATCTTCAGTTACAAGACCCCAAGGAGAAAGTCTTTTCATTAACTTCTCACCAAGAACTCTATCAAGTCTTCTGGATAGATATGGAATATCATATAGTTCAATATTCCAACCTGTAATCACTTCTGGAGTATTATCTTCAATCATCCACCAGTTAATAAAATCATTAAGAAGTTCATACTCTGTTTTAAATGATTTGTATATTACATTCTCTTGTTTATTATTAAATCCACCAAGACCCCAAGTACGAATTTGTTTTGTTGTATAATCTTGTAAAGTAATTAATAGTATTTCTTCTGCACAAGATTCTACATCAGGAAATCCAAGTTCAGATTTAACCTCAATATCAATCGTGGTTAATTTAATTTGTTCAATATCAAACTTTAATTCTGTTTCTGGATACTTTGATGAGATATACTGATAGATAAATCTTTCATTTCCATAAACATTAAAGTTTTCTACATCATTATATTTTTTAATAAACTCTCGACAATCTCTTACTGTACCAGGTTCAATTGGTTCAACAGGCAAACCATCAAGTGTTTTATATTTTGTCTTTCTTTTTGAATCTACAAATAATGTTGGGTAAAATTTTTCACGAGTTGCACAGTGTTTGCCATCTTCATATCCACGAACCAAGAAATTATCTCCGACCATTTGGACGTTGGTATAAAATCTCATTACGCAGTTAGTTCAGTATATTTGTCTATAATTGTACCAGTTGGGTCTGCAATCGTCAATATATTTTCTGACCTTATCATAAACTCTGTTTGATTTGTAATATCTGCTTTCCAAGGCACCATATCATCAATACTATTATATACATATGGTTTAATTAATTTACAATTAGGATCTCCTAATTGAGCATCTACTTCCACAATCTCTGCAATCAGAGTACAGTGGGCATTTAACATTACACATTTAATCATTTTCTTCCTCCTTCAACTTAAATGATTCGCATTTATCTTCATACATTTGAGTTACTGAATCAAGTGGTTCTACTATAGTTAGCACACTATCTATTGGTATAATCATTTTTTTATCTTTAGATAAAACTATCCAAGGAATCATAGCAACATCAATTCCAAAATCTCCTCCTCTCTTTTTATCTTCTTCAGTAACAAATTGTCTATCTTTTATTTCAATTATATGAGGATTTTCAAGCATATATGCGTGTGCAACATCTTGACCTTCAGCAACTAACTCTTTCATTTCTGATATAAGTTGCTCACCTGTTTTAAGTAAACTAAGTTTAATTGACATTTTTTTATTTCCCTCACTTAATTATATCATAAAAAAAAGGGATCGTCAAGATCCCTATAGAATTGCTTTCATTATAAACTCTTTAGATAAGATAGGTTCTCCTAACAAATCTAATTGTATACCATCAGCATCTACAAATACATCATCATCTGCATCTTTACGACAATGTTGCCAATAGTATGTTCCGTCTTCTTTCTTATAAAAATAACTTGTATTATGAGAGTCTAACGTGAACATACAAATACACTTTTGTTTGTGTTGCCAACACGGATCAAGTGCTCTCTTTTCGTATTCAGAGATATACTTTTTTTGCATGATGCTCTGGAACTACTTTACCCAACTTAACGGTAAGAAGTCCATCCTCCAACGTGACATCTCTGACTTCAAAATCATCTGAGAGTGTCCAGGCTCTTTTGAAAGATCTCTGAGCCAATCCTTGATGGAAATACTCGGATCCTTCCTCTTTATCTTTTTTCTTTCCTTCAACGAATAGTTTTCCGTATTCAGTATAGACATTAACTTCCTCCTTTTTAAATCCAGCAAGTGCAATCTCTAACCGAGACTCAGTATTATTTACTTGTATTAGATTGTAAGGTGGATAGTTTGTTATGGATTCAGTAAAAAACTTATCGAAATAAGTATCCATACCGATACTGTTTTTTGTGATGCGATCCATTAAATCTCCTAGATCCGCAGCACGATACCTTTGTAAGTTCATAGTTCTCCTTAAGTAAGCGAGTGTAAATTTTGTCCCCGAAGGCGACATTACTAATTATAATAGCAGGCAAAAAAATAAGGGGTGGTGAACCCCCTAACAGCACTTCGGTTTCCTCCCTAGTCTAGCAGAACTCTACAATGGCTGACGCAAGTTTTATCTCTTACATCACATTCCGAAATACATTCAAAGTAGTCATCAACTGCATCATTTGGAGATGTCTCATGTTCGACATTCATCCAAGGCCTTAAACTATTGAACGATATAAGATTATGCATAGATTGTTTTGAATTAAACACATAACTATCTATACAAATTCTTAGGAAAGTAACACTTCTTCATTTAATAGTTCTGGTTTTTGATCCTCATCTTCTTTCAGATTAGCACCATCATATTCACTAATTAATTTTTTACCACTTTTAATAAATTCCTGAGACTTGTCCATCTTAATAACCATTTCAATCCTCCTCTGGTTTTTTTCTTTTACCTATATTGTATTTAGTTTCTAGATTCCAATCGTTCTTTTCTTTGTAAGAAATAACTTTAATCTGATTCAATGGTGCGATATCATTTACTTTATCAGTTGAAACGACAGAAACTAATCCCCAGTCTAAAAGCAACTGAATGATACGATTTCTTCTTTGTACATCATTGACTGTAATATTGGCTCTCTTACCATCTAATGCAAATAGTTCTTTGAAATGAACGATGTAGTATCTGCCTTGTTTATGAAGAATATGGCAAGACTGATATAACTTCTTTTCTTTTCTTGAGGCAACACCAATACGAGTCAGTGTTTCTCTTACCTTAAGAAAATCATCAGGTTCATTTAATGTAATCTCAATCATCTGGTCTGGCGACCAACTGATTTGAGGTTCGACAATCGAATTCATTTTCTACCTCCAGTCTCAAGTCGATCTCGAATAAACGAGAATTGTTCTCTAGTCAGAATATTTAAAACCTGTTTTGCCTTTTCATTACTATAACCATAATAACGTTTGACAAGTTCAAGGTTTTCAATTTGTTCTTTACGAAGCCAAGGAGAGTATCTCTTCCTTTTCCTGAGACTATTTAGAAAAAAGTCATATTGTAACTTCTTTGCTAGATTCGGATGTTTGTTCATTTCATTCGCAAACATGACCGCATCTATGTGTCCAGATAGACATCTATTAATAATATAAGATGGATACTTCTTTTCTAAATCAATATCCTCATCAATCAAATTATTTTTATTTGTGTTGATTGAGTTTAACCAATCTTTCAATTCCATTTTTTTCTTTTCACAATGATTTGATCATTTTCATAATCAGGTATAATTCTATGGGATCTTCATTATCCCAACAAAGTTCCCCATATAGAGAATTTAGAATAGACAAATCATCCCAAAGATCTTTTGGTTTAGTCATGTTTCTCGCTCCAGTCTTTGAAATTAGTTTGTAAATCTAAAGGTTCGGGGTCTGTAATACCTTTTACTTTTTTCCAATTACTATACAGTGCTTGGAGATGCCATGATTGAGATAAACTTTTTGGCCCATGTTCAAGAAGATCTAGTTCCATCTTGTTTCGAGTATGAGCCTTGTATTCTTCTCTCCAATTAGAATCATCAAATGTTTTCATAATTTATTTTCTGATAATAACAACATCCCCTTCATCATCATCGTCTTCATCTTGTGCCTTGAAAACTAAAAGTTCTTCACCAGATTTAACGTCAGACATCTCTGGATGCACGTTTCTTCTTTCTTGTTGTCGATTAAAATCTCTTAAAGTTGAAGTCATCATAGCGTACATGTATGCGAAGGTTGCCCCTGCAAGACAAGCAAAACAAAGAAAATATATAAAGACGCTAGTATCGTTCATCTGAAACCTTGTTGTAGTATCTTTTGTATAGGGACTTGTTTTATTCTATCTATAATGTCAGTTTCTATTTTGTCTAAAATGTTTACATCTAGGTGCATGAACGGTGGAATGACACCCAACATTCTTAGTAGACCATCGACAAATAATGCAAGGGTAGTGAATCCTAGAATCATACTAATGACAGTAGCATCACGGTTATGCTTTGCCATTGACTCCTCATCAATCGCTCTTGCTTCAGCAACTGCTTTATCGATAGCTGCTGATATCAGTAGATTTACTTCTTCCTTTGTATAGAAGGTTCTACTTGTTGATTCGAGTTTTGTTACAGTTGATACTGGAAACTCTTTGATTAGTTTTTGAATCATAGTTTTTTTATTTATTCGGTTTCCACCCTACCATAATCATCTTCTAGTCTTATTATGTCGTCTTCATCACATTCGCCAATTTGTGTTTCAATGAATACCAAATCTTCTGTGCCACCTGCTGTTGCTCGGTGAATGGCCTTTGGTAGTATAACCCAATTAGAACCAACGGATACATCATATTCCTTTTCGTTGAGTGTAATTGTTCCAG